GAGTTATGTGCCGAGACAGTACCAGATGGTAAGTCAGGTAACAAGAAGCTAGGCATCAAGTGTTCCTACTGTCAGTACAAGAAGCATTGCTATCCAGAACTAAGAGCCTTTGCCTATTCGTATGGTCCGAAGTTCCTAAGTGAGGTAGTCAACGAGCCTAGAGTACAGGAGATTAACCTTGAGCAAATATAAGCCTAGAAAGACTAGCGGTAAGTTCAGGTCAGCACTAGAGAAGGAGTTTTCAAAGGAGGTTAAACGTAAAGGGTTTGACTACGAGCCATACGGTATGCCTTACACAGTGTTCAGAACTTATATGCCAGACTTTGTACATGAACCAAGTAAAACAGTAGTAGAAGTAAAAGGTTTCTTTCGTGTAGGTGACACCTTGAAATATAAGTCAATTCGTGATACAATATCAGTAGATGGTTACGAATTAGTATTCCTACTATCGAATGAACATAAGAAGGTACGGAAGGGCGGTAAGATTACAATGGGTCAGTGGTGTGAGAAGGAAGGTATGAAACACTACACCCTAAGTACCGCACAAGAACTTGTCAAATACGTTGAAGGGAAAGAATAATGTCACATACATTAGAGGAACTCAAGGAAGCAGTAGCAAGGGACTACGATGCGGTACTGGTTGTCGAAGCATTGGACATCTCAGTTGAGGACTTGCTAGAGGCTTTCGAGGATAGATTAATTAGGAACAGAGACTTATTTACGGAGGATGATTATGAGCATTGATGACGATATTAAAGAAAGAGATATGTACGACAACAATCCTGATTCACCTCATTATGGTGAGATAATAGGAATGGCTGATATTGTAGCTGAGATTGAGGCATTAAGAAAGAAAGCTGATAAGGCGAGAAAAAGAAAGCTATTTAGGAGTTTAAACAATGAGCATTGATGACGCAACACCCGCTGACTGGGATGCACTACGACAGAAGCACCCTGCTTTGATTAAGAAGTATGAAGACTTCGTGACCAAGAATGAAGATGTGGTCAACAGTCCTCAGCACTATAACTACGGTAAGATAGAATGTATTGAAGCCATCGAAGAGTCTATGACACCAGACGCATTCAAGGGTTATCTCAAGGGCAATACTATGAAGTACCTGTGGCGTTATGAACGCAAGGGCAAAGCAGTAGAGGACTTAGAGAAAGCCCAGTGGTACTTGAATAGACTGATAGAGGAGGCTAAGTAATGCAGGGACAGACACACGGAGGCAAGGGGTCAGGACAACGACCCACTGACTCCAAGAAGTATGCAGATAATTACGATGCCATCTTCGGTAAAGACAAACAGAAAACTAAAGACAAAAAGGAAGAGGATAGGAAATAATGCCTACAGATTGGAGTTTTTTAGATGAATACGGGGAGTTAATAACAGGCTGTGAGGTTTGTCACGGCTCAGAGCTAGAAGGTTTCGACCCTTATAGTGAAACAGAACACACAGACACAACACCTTGCTCTGCGTGCCTAGAAACAGGAGAAGAATAGAAATGAATCAATACCAACAGTTTATACATAAGTCCCGCTACGCACGTTGGCTACCAGAGGAAGGCAGACGAGAGCGTTGGGATGAGACAGTCAATAGATACGTAGACTTCTGGAAGGAACGTGGTCAGATAAACGATAAGACAGCACTACAGTTATTTAACGCTATCCATAACCTAGACGTAATGCCTAGTATGCGTTGTATGATGACAGCAGGGGAAGCACTGGACAAGGACAACGTAGCGGGTTTTAACTGTAGCTATCTACACATTGACTCACCACGTAGCTTTGATGAACTTATGTACGTGCTTATGTGCGGTACAGGCGTAGGGTTCAGTGTGGAACGTAACTTCATCAACAAACTACCTATAGTTGCTGAGTCATTCCATGAGACTGACAGTACGATTGTAGTGGCTGACAGCAAGATTGGTTGGGCTAGTGCATTCAGAGAGTTAATCGCTATGCTGTACGCAGGTAAGATACCTAAGTGGGATACACATAAAGTACGTCCTGCGGGTGCTAGACTCAAGACCTTTGGTGGTCGTGCATCAGGCGCACAGCCTCTTGAGGATTTATTTAATTTCTGTGTAGGTATATTCCAAAAGGCAAAGGAACGTAGACTTACCAGTATTGAGTGTCACGACATCTGCTGTAAGATTGCTGAGGTTGTAGTCGTAGGTGGTGTACGTAGGTCAGCATTGATTAGTCTATCTAACTTGTCAGACCCTCGTATGGCTAAGGCTAAGTCAGGTGACTGGTGGCGTAACGAAGGTCAACGTGCATTGGCTAACAACAGTGTATCATACACAGAGAAGCCAGACTTTGAATCCTTCCTGTCCGAGATGCAAACCATGTATGAATCTAAGGCAGGGGAACGGGGTATCTTTAGTCGTGTGGCGGCACAGAAGATAGCCGCTAAGAACGGACGGAGAGACCATGAGCAGGACTTTGGGACTAACCCTTGCTCTGAGATTATCCTACGCAGTAATCAGTTCTGTAACCTATCTGAGGTCGTTATACGTGCAGACGATGACCTCGTTAGTCTTAAGAAGAAAGTTGAAGTAGCTTCCATTATCGGAACTCTACAGGCTACCTTGACTGACTTCCGCTACCTACGCAATGTATGGAAAAGAAACACAGAAGAAGAAGCACTATTAGGTGTCAGTTTAACGGGTATATGTGACCACTATTTACTGGGTAAAGATTCACCAGACTTAGATAAGTGGCTAGGAGAGATGAAGGATGTTGCTATCAAAACTAATAAAGAATGGGCTGAGAAACTTGGCATTAATCAGTCTGCGGCTATTACTTGTGTCAAGCCAAGCGGTACTGTGTCTCAGCTTGTTGACTCTGCTAGTGGCATACATCCCCGTTTTTCTAAGCATTATATCCGTAGAGTACGTTCAGATAAGAAAGACCCGCTTGCTCAATACATGACAGCCGCAGGTTTCCCTGTAGAAGATGACGTAATGAGTAAGTCTTCACTGGTCTTTGGCTTCCCAATCAAGTCACCTGACAGCAGTACTACAGTAGCTCAGGTGGGTGCGATGGAACAGCTAAGAGTTTGGAAGAAATACCAAGACCACTGGTGTGAGCATAAACCAAGTATCACTGTTTACTATACAGATAATGAGTTCCTGCAAATAGCACAGTGGATATGGGAAAACTTTGATTCCGTTAGTGGTATTAGTTTGTTGCCTGTGAGTGACCATGTTTATCAGCAAGCTCCTTATGAGAACATAACCGTTGACAAGTATGAAGAGTTACTAGCGGCTATGCCAGTTGATATTAATTGGGAAGACTTAGAACACTTTGAGAAGGAGGATAATACTACAGGTTCACAGGAACTAGCGTGTGTCGGAGGAGCGTGTGAAATAGCATAGGTAAAACTAAGGGGGCGCAATGCCCCCTTTTGTTATTTCTCTGCTTCTTCTTCTTCTTGAACTTTCTCTACTACTTTTTCAGCACCACCGCCTAATAAATAATAGTAAGACCTACCCGCGATTGGAACTTTCTGAAGTGCTTTATTAAACGCCTCATAATCATTCTCTTGTTCAAACAATACATTGTTCATAGCCTCACCCATCGCATCTAGTATAGAAGGTGCGGCAGGAGTTAGTAGTTCCGTAACAAAAGTACCATATTGTCCTTGTGCTAAGTACTTCTCTCTACTATATTTACTAAGGAATAATATCTTAGCTAATGATTCATAGGTAACATCGTCTATGTCTCTAAGCGCGTCAGGGTCAAAACCAGAACGTAGGAAATTTCTTGCATTTTCAATACTCCCATTAGCCATTCCTATCAGTAACGAATACTTGAGTGCTTCCTCAAAAGCACCTGTTACGTCACCTCTCTGCCCTCTCTTCACAATGTTTTGTCTAATAAGGTTTAACTGTTTAAGACCGAATGATTTAAGAGAGTACAGTATTCTTCCGTTAGTCATCTCCAAGTATAGCTGTGGCATCTCAGATAAAGCAATGGGCTGTACATCAGCTAGTTCATTCCACATCAACAGCTTAGTGTTGTCAGTGACACGCCCTGCCTGTAAGTCA